AATTCGGACAAAGACCATGAACATCTCTGAACGTATCCAGGCAGCACAGGCCAATGTCGCCTCGCTGCGCGAACGCCTGCGCCAGCATTACGACGAAGCGGGCGACAATCTCGACGAAGAGGCGATGGCGAAAGTCAGCGACTTCAACGCCAAGATCGACGAGGAAGTCAAGAAGCTCGACGCTATGCAAAAGTCCGAGCACATGCTCGGCAGCGAAGCCGAGCCGGTGACGGTCCCGGTCGTTCCGGTGGTCCGGAGCGTGCCGATGGTGACGCCGGATCGTGCGCCGCCGCCGCCGCGCCCGTTCGCGATGCCGAAGAAGCACGAGGAACCGGGCGAGCTGCTGATCAATGCGCTGATTGCGGCCGGCGAGATCAAGTGGGGCGGCAAGTCGCGCGAGGCGGCATTGGCCGAGCGCGGATGGTCCGATGATGTCGGCGTTCGCACCTGTCTCGAGTGGGTGCAGCGTGCGGCAACCAATCCCGCAACCTCGAACACCGCGACATGGGCGCAGGAATTGGTCGCGCAGCAATGGGCGGATCTGATCTCGGCGCTGACCATCGCCAGCGTCTATGGGCCGCTCTCGGGCTACGGCGTGCGCTACACGCTCGGCCGCTTCGGCTTGATCAATATTCCGATCGAGCAGTTGACGCCGACGATTGCCGGCTCGTTCGTCGCCGAAGGTGCGCCGATCCCGGTGCGGCAAGGCGCGTTCGCGACGCAGCAATTCGGCCTCAAAAAGATGGCCGTGATTACGTCGTACACGCGGGAGCTTTTCGAACACTCGACGCCCAACATCGACACGCAGCTTCGCGATATGATCGGGCGCCACACCAGCGTTGCGATCGACACGGTGCTGCTCGACGCCAACCCGGCGACGACGATCCGCCCGGCGGGTTTGCGCAACGGCGTCAGCGGCCAAACACCAACAGCGGGCGGCGGCTTCAATGCGCTTGTCGGCGATTTGAAAAATTTGATGGGCGTGCTCGTTGCCGCGAATTCGGTGCGCAATCCGGTGTGGATCATGAACCCGCAGCAAGCGCTGTCTATCAGCCTCACGCAATCGGCGGCGGGTGTCGGCGTCTTCCCGTTCCGCGACGAGATTATGGCGGGACGCTTGAACGGCTACCCGGTGATCCAAAGCACCACGGTCCCGGCGACGCAAGTGATCCTCGTCGACGCCGCCGACTTCGCCAGCCTGAGCGGCGACGACGCGCGGTTTGAGCTCTCCGACCAGGCGACCTTGCACATGGAAGACACGACGCCGTTGGCGATCGGCACACCCGGTGCGCCGCCAACGGTCGCGGCTCCGACCCGCTCGATGTTCCAAACCGACAGTATCGCCTTGCGCATGATTATGCCGATGAATTGGACAATGCGGCGCACGGGCGTGATCAGTTGGGTGACGGCGGTCACTTGGTAGGACCGTCACGACGCTTGACCTGGCGTAAGCCCGCGGCGTGGTTTCGCCGCGGGCTGATCCTTAAGGGAGAAGACGATGCCCGAGACGAGAGCGACGGAAGACCTGACGCCGACGCCGACCCAAGCCGAGAACGACGCGGCGATGCTGGCGGCGTACGGCCAGCCACCGGGCGGCGCCACCGCAACAAAAGCCGAAGCTGAAGAAGTGAAACCCGCCGCTACTCGACCCGCAGCGCAGTCCGACGCGCGCCGGTAAATGCAACTCCCGGCACTGGTGCGGGCCGCGAGTGCGCTGACGCGCATTTTCGGAACGCGCCAGCGACAGCTTCCCGGCGGCGGACACTGGCTCAGCGTGACCGGCGGTGTGACCGGCGCCGACTGGCCGTGGAATTTTTGGCAATTGGGCTATAACCCGGTCGATGTCGGCCGCTCGGCGATCGTCACCGCTTGCGTCGCCGCCTATGCCCAGACCGTCGCGATGTGTCCCGGCACGCACTGGCGCACCTTGCCCAACAATGGCCGCGAGCGGGTGGTGAATTCGGCGCTGAGCCGGATTTTGAAAAAGCCGAATTCCTATCAGAGCATTTCCGATTTTCTCTTGAACCTGACGACCGGGCTTTACACCGACGGCAACGCCTACGCGCTCGCCTACCGCAATGCGCGGTTCGAGGTGTCCGAGCTCCATCTGATGAACTCGGCGCAGTCGTTGCCGCGCATCGCTTCGACCGGCGATATCTTTTACGGGCTCGCCGGCAATCCCGTGGTGCAGGCGCAATTGGGCGGCGAATTGCTGGCCGCGGTGCCAGCGCGCGACGTGCTGCACATCAAGCTCAACACGATGCCGCAAAACCCGTTGCGCGGTGAGGCGCCGTTGACCGCGGCGATGCTCGATGTCGCGGCGAGCAATACGATCGTCTCGCAAGCTCTCGCCTATTCGAAAAACCAGGGGCGGCCGAGCGGCATTCTCTCGACCGAAATGAACCTCACCGAAGCGCAGGTCCGCGAGCTCCGTGAACGCTGGAACCAACAGACGCAGGGCGTCAATGTCGGCGGCACGCCGATCCTGACGAGCGGCTTGAAGTGGGAATCGACGGTCGAGAACAGCCGCGACGCGCAGCTTGCCGAACTGTTGCAGCTATCCGACCAGCGCATCGCCACCGTTTACCGCGTGCCATTGGCCTTATTGAGCCTGGCGACCGGCCAAGCACCGCAAGCCTCGACCGAAGGGCTCATCTCCTACTGGATCTCGGGCGGGCTCGGTTTCGCCGTCAACCACATCGAGGAAGCCATCGGCCGTTTCTTCGGGCTCGACGGGATGCCCGACGAATACCTCGAGCTCGACATGGACGCGCTGATGCGCCCGAACTTCCGCGACCGGATCGAAGGGCTCGCGCGCGCGGTGCAAGGCGGCATCTTCTCGCCCAACGAAGCCCGCGCCCGCGAAGATCTGCCCGAAGCCGAAGACGGCGACGAGCCGCGGGTCCAACAGCAAGTGGTGCCGCTGTCCTTTGGCGCGAAACCGCCCGAGCCGCCACCGGCACCGACGCCGACAGCGCCACCGAACGATAATCAACCGCCAACCGACACCGCCAATGCCGCAGGATTTGGAACCAGCGTTCGCCGCGCCGCGCAGCGACATCGACTCCGTCGCTGACGCCTGGGCCGACGAGCTCGGTCGCGTTCTCGCTGATCAACAGCGCGAATGGGACCGCGAGCGCGATTTGGCGATTGCGACGATGAAATTGGAGATGATCCAGTTCATCGCCGAGAAAATGCGCGAGATCAAAGATGGCGAACCGGGACCAGCCGGCGAGCGGGGACCGGCTGGCGATCGCGGCGAGCAGGGCGAAAAAGGCGATCCCGGAATTGAAGGCGCGCAGGGAGCGCGTGGGGAGCCCGGAGAGCGCGGGGAACGGGGCGAGGTAGGAGAGATTGGCCCGGAGGGCAAAGAGGGCACTCCTGGGGCGCCGGGCGCGACGGGAGAGCGTGGCGAGCGCGGAGCTCCCGGTGTCTTGCCGGCGGCGACGGTGTGGACGGACGCGATCCACTACGCCGGCGCGGTCGTCACCCATTCGGGCGCGACGTGGTACGCGCTCAACGACACTGCATCGAAGCCGCCGAGTGATGATTGGATAGAGCTTGCCGCGCCGGGACGCGATGCGCCCGTGGGACGTGTCTGCGGCCGATACGACCCGGCCGCGGCTTATCGGATGTTCGACCTTGTGACGCACGCCAATTCCGAATGGCGGGCCCGGCGCGACGATCCGGGCCCATTGCCGGGGGACGGATGGGCGGCGTCGGCCGCGCAGGGAAAGCGCGGTGAAAAGGGCGAGCGTGGCGAACGCGGGCCGGCCGGCTTGTCGGCTCCGCGTCTCGTCAGTTGGAAGGTTGATGGTTATACGGCCGTGCCGGTGATGTCGGACGGGTCGACCGGACCCGTGCTCGATGTGCGGCAGTTCTTCGAGCGCTATCACGACGAGGCGCGGCGATGATGCGCCCGCTGACGACGACGATCACCGCGCCCGCGGCGACGCGCGATCTGGTGTCGCTCGACGACGTGCGCGAGCAGTTGCAGATCCGGGCCAATGACACTGCCTACGACGTGTGGCTGGCGAAGGTCATCAGCCGCGCTTCGATGCAAGCCGAGCGCTATTGCAACAGGATTTTTGCCG